GGCGGAAAAGTTTTTATAAAAAATAAAGACGGTAATGTCGAAGAACTTTTAAATGTACGAGAGGAATAAATGGATTATGTAATTTCTGATACTCATTTTGGGCACTCAGCAATAATCAAGCATTGTCATCGTCCATTCCCAAATGTAAGAGAAATGGATGAGATAATGATTAGAAACTGGAATTCTGTTGTTGGCCCACGCGATACAGTGCACCATGGAGGAGACATTGCTTTTAGATGTAGTGATAGCAGAATGTATGAAATAATAACGTCTCTTAATGGAAACATAAAATTAGTACAAGGAGACCATGACAAAGATTTTCTGAAAATGTTGAGAAAAAGAGGACTTGAAGAAAAAGTAGAAGTCGTAGGATATATGGAAATTATAAAGTTTAACCACGAAAAAATAACCCTATGCCATTGGGCGATGGCTTCGTGGAACAGAGCTCATTTTAATAGTTTTCATATACATGGTCATCATCATGGAAGATTTCATGGAAACGGTAAGTCTATTGACATATCCGTAGAAAGTGAATATATAAATTATACTCCAATTTCTATACCAAGAGTTATTGAGATAATGAAGACAAGACCAGATAATTGGAACTATATAAAAAATAGGAGAAAATAATATGAAGATAACTGTCGAGCTTGGAGCAGGAAAGATAGATCCAGAATTTATTCAGAAGACTTATAAAACACCTAATCATATTTATATTGTAGTAGATAGATGTTATGAAACATCAATGTCTATGAAAGACATAGAAGGTGAAATACGATCTAGTATTGGAAAGAATTTTCCATATGGAACATTTCTTTTCTGTAATGAGGATATTTTTAAATTTATAGAAAAAATGTCTCTTAAAGTAGATGAGATTATAGCAAACAGAATATTCGAACACATTCCTGCTAAAGATCTTCCGTACTTTCTTTTTATGCTACACTCAGCTATTAAACCTTCAGGAGTACTAAAATTTATAGTTCCTGATCATCTGCATTATGCTAAAGAAATTATATACTTAGATACAGTTATTAATAGACAAACTATTGGAGCTAAAGAAGTATATAATAAACTCTTAAATATCACTACTGAATTTTGTAATGAACCTTCTGACCCACATATGAGTATATGGACTCCTGAGTTTGCTAGATTTTATTTAGAGCTTGAAGGTTATTGGGAAATGAAAAAATGCGAACAGATAAAAATGGGGAACAGACCGTATTTATCTGTAGAAGCTAAACCAGTAAAATTATAAGTTAAGGAGATATTAAATGGAACCCTTCATGACGAAGAAAGAAAAATTTTCAATTATATCTATTGTTATAATAGCATCTATTCTTGGAATGTGTCTTATTGGATTAAATAAACTTGAAGAATTCGGAAAATCTATAGATGGTGAAAATCCTAAAGTAGAAATAGTTAAAATAGAAGAAGAAACTTATCAAGAATATTTAAAGTCTTTGGTAGATAAAAAAGTTGAAATAATTGAAAACTTAAGTAAATCAGAAAGGTTAGGTTTGTACGGAACTCTTAAAAAAGTATATCCGGAAGGTATAGTAATACATGCAGCCTCTACAGATCCTAATTCAAGATATGTAGAAGTTTTTGTAAAACAAGACTTGATCAAATGGATTGTAGTAACAGAAAAGGATCTAGAATGACAGAAGAAAATATAGAACCAAAAATAGATCATATCTTAGAATTTAGAGATCTAATTAGTAAAGAATGTATTCGTGTCTTTAACCAAGAAGGAGATATTGTTCAATCTTATTTTATAATTGTATGGTTAAAAAGAAAGAAAAAGTTTTTCTTAAACTCATTTAGAATGGATGATGCAGCTTTTGTAAGATATGGTACAAAAGAACTTACTTATGGAAATGTAATATCAGGTATAATAAGAAAGCAAGTCCAGTCTTTATCTACAAAAAAAGAACCTATTTTTGGAGTAGTCTTAGCTTATAGAGATTACTTTCTCATAGATAATGATCCAAAGAATTTAAAGAAAGGTTCTAAAATATATTGTGTATGTGAGATTAGTCCAAACGTTACAGAAAATGACAAACTCACATATAGATATGAAGGAACTTCACAAATATTAGCTCTTGCTGGAAGTGGTGATAAAGCAGGAGATTTTACTTGGAGTGAATCAAGTTATGAAATAAACATTAGAGATTTCTTTCCCGAAAGAGTTAAGGAGGACAAAATTGCCGAAGTCAAAAGACTCGATGAAGTTAAATAAGATAAAAGAAATTTTTGGAGGTAGACCAAGAATAGGTCACTCATATAGAAAGATTTCTGTAAATTATAAAAATTCAAAAAAGGCCCTAAATAAAGCCCATCCTGGACTTGGAGATATATTCGAAGAGCGTCTAAGAGGAGTACAGAATAAAGATAATTTTACATCAATTTCCCAGAGATTAATAAGAGAAAATCTTGAAGATTTTGAAGAAATATTAGGACGTCTTCCTGAGGGGGTAGATTTTGGTATAAAGAGAAAATGTAATAACTGGGTCAGACCCCCCAGATTTAGATGGGGTCTAAAAATTTCTTTTGAAAAAAATAAAGCGTCTTGGTACCCAACTTGGTGATAAAACTGGAGGTAAAATGACAGTCATCGCAATAATCATTGCTTTAACCACGATAGCATTTCATATCATTTCAATGATTGAAGCAATAAAAGGAGTTTTCTAATCCTTAAATAAGGGAAGGTGATTTATTATCTTCCCTTATTTTTTTTGTTATTTTTCGGTAAAATTGTGAACAAAATAATAGGAATACATTTAGATTCAACTTAAAGGAGGTTGACACCTTGGAAACAAAAAGTCCATGGACATTCGAAGATAATAGAGTAGACTTGTATATTGGGAATAAAGAATACTCTGAAAACTTGAGAAGAATACGTATTGTTAATAGCTTAAGTCATGTTTATCCTTTTGTAATTCTTGATCTTTTTATAGATGCTAAAGAAGTTATAAAAGATAAAATATTTGGACAAGAACCATTAAATATAAAAATAACAATACAAGACCAAAATACAGAAAAAGATGAAATTGATTTAGAATTAATGTACATTCAGTCAGACATTAATATGGTTATGGAAAATATGGCTGCTGAAGAAACACAATCAGATAGATCTCTAAATAAGTTTCTTACTGTATGTCGTAAACCATATAAAACAATGACAGCTTTAGTAAATAATGTTTACGAGAATAAATCTATCCGAGAAATAGTTCAAGATTTTACAAATAAGCTCAATACTCAAGCTACTTTAGAAATGACAAATAGAGGTGAAAATACTGAAAAGATAGACCAAGTTTTAATACCTCCGCTTCCATACGATAAATCTTTACAATATTTAGACCAGATGTTTGGTTTCTTTAATGGGCCAATGACTAGATTTTGTAAATATGATAATACAGTACATATAAAAAATCTTTCTTCTCAAATGAAAGAAAAAACTACAATAGTCATTTATTATATAGCTACGGATGATCCAAAAGGTGGAGATACAATGACTAGGTGTAATGATGGAATAAAATTTTATTCTAATTATCCAATAATTTCAAAATATATCGGAAACTCTAAATTCACACTTATTGCTCCAAATTTACATTTTATAGTAAAACCAGCAGACAGACTTTATTCTCAAGTAGATATAAGTATGCCTGAGTTATCTAAAGAATATGGATTAGTATCAACTCCAAGACCTATTCTCTTTGACTCAATAATTGATAGAGAAAGATATGTTACTAATCACACTGGATATAGTGTTGATAATAAAGATGACGACCATTTTGCTATAGCCGATTTAAGTAAGGAAGTTTCTTCGCTTTCTTCTTTAAATGTAACTATAAATGGAAAAATGTTACTAAGAAATCTTTTAGATCCAGGAGCTACAGTAGAATTTATTCCTGGTACAGCAGAATATACTCCACTAAACGGAAGATATATTTTAAAAGCTTCTGATATAACTATAAGACAAGTAAGAAATAAAGAATGGCGATCTTCTGCTAATCTTTATTTAATAAGAACTAACAAACTAGCTGGGTAATTTAAAATGAGTGAAATTAGTTACGAAGAGGAAGTCTTAAGTGACTCGGACGTATGGGGAATTGAACCAGAAACTATTGAAATAGAACAGTATAATGGAGATTCTAAACCTGACGAAGAACTTGGAATTCAAAGTTTACAAGATGCTATAATAAATCCAGATGTTGATTTAGATCCTATAGTCCAAGAAAGACTAGAAGAATATTATAAATGTAAGAATGATTACTTATATTTTTTCAAACATTACATATATTTAGAACTTCCTGGCGGAAATCAACTAATGAATCCATATAGGAAACAAACGGATCTAATTAAATTAATACATGATGAAAAATATGTTTTAGTTTTAAAATCAAGACAGATAGGTATATCTACTGTTATCCAAGCATATATTGTTTGGTTGTTTATATTCTTTAGGAATGTTGTTGTTGGAGTTATCTCTAAAAATGGAGCCGAAGCTACTGATTTTAATAGGTTCATCTTGAGTATGATTGACAACCTTCCTGGTTGGTTAAAACCAAAATTTGTTAAGAGAGCAGAGCAAAGTTTTATCTTAGATAATGGATGTAAATGTTATGCAAGTACAGTTAACCCAAGCAATCCAGAAAAAACTCTTCGTGGTAAAGCAGTAACATTTTTAATCATTGACGAAGCAGCATTTGTTAGCTATATTGATAAAGCTTATAGTGGTATTGTTTCTGCACTTTCAACTAACCAGATGCATGCTCGAAAAGCCAATGTTCCTTTTGGTACTGTTATATGTTCTACTCCAAATAAAACTACTGGAATTGGGAAATGGTATTTTGAGAGATATCAAACATCTATCTCAGGTACTGATATTTTCAAGCCTTTTAGAATACACTGGAGAGAAGTAGATGAATTAGCCAATGATCCACATTGGTATAAATCTCAGTGTGAACTGTCTGGAAATGATACAAACTTAATTGAGCAGGAGCTAGAACTTAAATTCTTACCAGCTGAAGGAGGTTTCCTTCCAGAAGCAACATGTATCGCTTTACAGAATAGTGCTGACAAACATGAACCAATAGAAATCTTAAAATTATTTAATGGTGAGGCTTGGGTATTCCAAAAACCTTTTCAGGGTGTTCATTATATAATTGGAGTAGATACAGCTACTGAATATGGTTTAGATAAAAGTGCAATTGTTGTCTTAAACTATAAAACTTTAGAACAAGTATGGGAATACCAAGGAAAATTGTCAGTTACAGATTTTTGTAGGGTTGTCCACTCGGTTGCAAACCTATACCGAGGAACAATAGTAATTGAAAGAAATAGTGTTGGAAACCAAGTAATGGAAACTCTAATAAGAACTCATCTGTCAGGAATGGTCTATTCTGAACGGCGTAAAGATAAAATTACTGGCGGATTAAATGTTGATACATTAACTAGACCATTAATAGGTGAAGCATTATATACTTATATAACTCAGTTTCCAGAAACTGTAAGAAGTAAAAGATTAGTTACTGAATTAATAGGTCTTGTTAGAAAATCAAATGGAAGAATTGAAGCTGATAGGGGAGCACATGACGATGTTGCTTTAGCATATTCTTTCTGTGCGTATGTAAGAAAATATGACCCAGTTCTTGAAGTAGTAGATGAATATAATGGAGATCTTTCTAACTTTAGTGAAGTTGTAGAATATAATTTACCAGTAACAAAAATTACAAATGCAAATATAAGAAAGATGATAAAAGAGTCACCTGATGATTTTAACGGATGGATTGACGTATTACAATATTATAAAGAGTAGGAGAAATAAATGGATAATGTTCAAGAAATGCTAGCACTACCTTTTAAAGTAAAGCCAGTTGCTACGTTTGATAATATGTTCACCTTATACTCTTCTAATCGACTAAAATTAAAATTCGCTAAGATGCTTACTAAAGAGAAACTTACAAGACCAGCTTCTTCAAAGCTATCTAAATTAGTATTTAAAGGTAAGATAGTTCCTGCTTTTGTTTCAAAAGGAATGTTACGATATTTTGCTTCTAAACTACTTGGAAATCCTATGCGAGGTATTGCAGGATTTTATAATCCAAAAACAAAAAAGATATATGTTTTAGTTGATACACAGAGTAATATTTTTGGTTTTTCTTCAGATAAAATTCTTTCATATACAGCTGTTCATGAATGTATGCATATGTGTGCTTCTTTCCATCCTGGAAGATTTTGGTCTCTATTTAAAGATTATATAACAAAGTATTATGATTATGTCTTTAGATATTGTCTTGGAATAGAACCTGGTGTAGACTTTGATGTAGGTCCGATAAGAGATTTCTTATGGAATAATTTTGAGTTAGGATGGAAATCTGCTTCTAAAAGTACTATAGTAAAATATGGAAAGTTGCTTCAAGAATACAAAAAAGTTTCTTTTCTACCTCCGAATAAATTTGAGGAAAGAGTTGAGCACATACAATTTATAATGATAGCTGCTATGTGGAAACCACAAGCTATTCAAGGAATGTATTATAAAAAAGATTATGAAGATTTATTTAGATGTTTATATAATGGATATAAAAAAGTATTTAAAATAAAGAAACCTTATAATTATACTTTTGCTTATCAAGAATTTTTAATACCTTCTGAAATAATATGTATCCAAGCAGCAAACCCAAATTCTAAAAATTATGCTGCAATAAATGCAATTTAAAAGGAGATAAATTAAATGGCAGTAAATAAAATTATGGCTTCAGAATTTGCTAAAGCTGCTAAAAAGACAAAGACTCCGACAGCCATGGCTAACATAGAAAAGACTATGGCAGAGATAACTAAAGCTGGAGAAGGTGCGGCTAAAGGTGCAGGAAGAGGAGGACTAATTACTGCAAAAGAAGCTGAATCTATAGCTAAAGGGAAAAAAGAAACAAGAGCTTTAGCTGGAGAGATGGGTAAGATAGCAAGAGAATCTAGAGCTTTCTTATCTAAGGTTGGTCTTGTAATGAAGTCTGTAGCTCTTAGTGCAGCTCATGCAACACAAGCAGTAGCTAAATCTTCAGCAGAAGCTGTATCTCAATATACAAACGCAATTAAAGAAGATATCAATATAAATAAAAGAAATTTTGTTGCTATGATGCTTGGGAGATCTAGTCCAATAATAGGGTATTTTGCGGCTAAAGTTTTTGAAACTGATATATTCAAGAGATTTACATCAGCAGCTAAAGAAAAAGTAGGAGCTGCTTTTAGAAAGATTGGTGGATTCTTAAGAGGAAGAAAAGCTGGAGCAGGTGGAATTGGTGGAGCAGAAGATATGGCTATGATCGAAGCAGCTTCAATGTCTGCTGTAGGTCCACCGAGATTAAAAAGACACAGTCCTGGTGTCTTGGAGATACCATTAGAAAAGAAAGCTCCTGCTGGACTCGAAGAGACAGTAACTGAAGAAAGAGGAAGAATGTCTATCCGTGCTACTTCAGTAACAGTTAGAGGCGAAAGAGTAACTTTAGTTGGAGCTTTAGAAAAGTCAGTACAACAAGAACAAACTAAAATCTTTGAAAAATTCTCAAAACAATTTGGGCAATTTAGTGAAAAACAAGAACAGCAATGGTCTATGTTTGCTTGGAGTATCACAGGTGGAGCTCCAAAGAAAGGCTCTAGTTTCTTAAAAGATTTTAGAACTTATTTCTCAAGAATGATATTCCCTTCATTTATGTCAGTACAAGACCAAATGCTAGAAAATACAATAGCTATGCGAAATGCTATAGCTGGTCCTAGAAAGAAAGTAAGTACTCCAAGGGCCCTATGGGAATCTTTAATGTTTGTCTTTAAACGTACTGCCTTCTATAGATATGGAAAGATGGTTTTCACAAGTATTTGGAACGTTCTTCTTAAACCTTTAACTAAATTAGTAAAATGGACTGGTAAAGCTGTATGGGCTCCTTTTAGTTGGTTCTTTTTCAAAAGGTTCAAAAAGTTTGGACCAGAAAATTATAAACTTCCAAAATTGAGAAAAGGAGCAACAGCTGCTCAACATCAAGTTCAAATGCTTGGAGCTCTTTATCAGGGAACTATGTACAAATTTGATGAAGTAATCCATTATCTAAAACTCATGGGAACTGCAATGGGTGCTGAAATGAAACCATTTGCAAGACCAGGATTTACTCTATATAGAAGAGTTTTAGGCCCTCTTATTAATAAACTTGGTGTAAAATTAATAGGTCCAATAGCAGCCAAATCTGTTACAGAAGTTTCTAAAATGGCAGGAAAAGGAATCCTTAAAGGAGTAGGTAAAGGATTTAAGGGTGCTTGGAGTTGGTTAATGGGACCAGGAGTTCCAGGACCAGGTGAACAATTAGGACTTCCTGGAATGAGAAAACGTGGTGCTCTAAAAAGAGGACTTGGTGCGGCTGCAGGATTTATAAGTGGAATTGTTGCTAAAATAAAAAGTAAAGATATAAAACCAAGATCTATAGAAGAAGCTGTAGTATTATATTCTGGAAAAACTGCTAGTGCTGTAACAGGACTTCTTGGTCATTTTAAAGAAAAAGCCCGTAAAGAAAGAATTGAAAAATTAAGAGAAAAAGGAAAAGGTTTATTTAAGAAAATTCTTGGTTGGATAACAACTGCTTTTGGTATGCTTAAAACATTTATTTCAAATACTATCGGAACTATCGTACCAAAACTTATAGGTGGATTATCTAGTGTCTTAACTAATCCAGGAGTTCTAAAAGCTCTTGGCAGTGCTGGTGCTGTTATTGGTGCTGGAGTTGTCGGGTATCAAGTAGGTAAATATCTAAATACTTGGTTAAATAAAGCAGTAAAGAAATTCACAGGAGAAAATACTCTTGGTGAATGGGCAGCTTCTCAATTCCAAAAACATCCAATAGCTAAAAGAATATGGCTTGGGATGGCTACAGGTGGACTAAGTGAACTTTATGGTTGGTTTAAAAGAAGAGCAGAAAGAAATAGAGTAGCTACTGTAAGACAAAAATATTATCAAGCTAAGATGAGTGCTTCAGCATATAGTCTAATGGGCGACCTAAGTAAGATGGGTATAGAAGAGATGGCCCAGAAATTTGTAACTCTACGTGAAGAAGGATCAATAACCAAGAAAGGCGGAAAATGGGTAACTTTAGACGAAGCCGCTAAAATCGCTCTAACAGAAAAACCACCTACACATATAGGTAAAGAAATGACGGCTAGAATTGCAACTGGATATGATAGAATGAGAGAGGCAGATTTGAAAAAAATATGGGAAGAGTACGCAGGTAAAACTGGAGAAACATGGGAAGACTTTAAGAAAAGATTTGGTCCAATGATAGCTCAATCAACACAATCAGTTATTCAAAATACTCAGAATATAAGTAATTTTATACAACAGCAAGGTGGACGTGCTGTAGAAACATTTGATCGTAATCTTGATCAGTTAATTTCAAACGAAGCACAATAAGGAGATAAAAAATGTCATCAGTAGAAAAAAATAATGTTAAAAATTTAGACTTTATTGGGCTTCCTCCTGATGCAGATAATGAATATGGTAGAGCTCAAAGATTTGACTTTCTTCCTAAAGTAGAGATAACACCAGCACTACCAAATCTAAAAGCTGGTCTTCATGGTTTTACTTTAAGAGATGCAAAAACACAGTTTAGTAATGACTTTAATGACATAGCTAGAAGAGCACTAACTTATATAAGAACAGCATCTACTCCACTTCAAGTATATTATCTAGCCGAATCTTTTCCGTCTGAAACCTTTCAGTCGGAGTATGGAGAATCTTTCCTAGAAAAATTTGCTGACGTTGCTAGTGGAGGGTTGTCTGAAATAGCTTTTATGATGGGAGCTCCGGATATAAGTACAGCAACAAAAGCTATAGAAGCAGCAGCTGGAGCTACAGGATCTGATATTTTAGGAGCAATAGGTGCAGGAATAGGTACAGCAAGAAAGAAAACAACAGAAACTATAGATAGACTAATTAGAGCAGGTGGAGCTGCTGCAACTTTAGGTCGAAGTCTTCAATTTGCTAGTAAAATGGTTATGGGTGGAAGAGTCGATCTTCCTCAAGTATGGAAGAATAGTTCATATGGTATATCATATGCAATTACGGTAAGATTGTATAATCCTAACCCAGGAAGTCTCTTTGCTACTGAAACATATATATTAGCTCCCTTAATAGCTCTCTTATTACTTGTACTTCCAAGGTCAAAAAGGTTAGGCGGGAAAATTGGAGAAGCAACAAAAGGAATTTTTCATTTTCCATATTTATGTAAATTAAATTCTCCTGGTATCTTTAATCTTCCTTCTGGATATGTTTCAAGTATAAATATTATTAAAGGTGGAGACCAAGGACTTTATGCGCATAACCAACATTTAGGTATGTGCGACGTAAGAATTGAGTTTGGTAACTTATACGGAACAATGGTTCAAGGACTTGGTAATGATAGAGATGTTCCAACTCTAACTAACTATATAATGGGATTACAAGACTTAAAAGTTCTCAAGGGAGAGAAAACAACTATAAGTACGTTAACTCCAGGAAGAAGAACTTTTACTACAAAACAAGAACAAACTCCAGCTGAAATGACAGACCCTGCTCCGGATAGAACTAGTAGTTCAGCAAGACAAAAATCAAACGGTATAACAGTAAGAGAGTTATTCCAAGAAATAAAAGATAAATTAATAGGTTAACAAACTTTATTACGTAGCACCATAGTTACATATAATGCTATAAATAAATTTGTCATGAATTTGGATTGGAAACTAAGCTTTCTATACGTATCATAAAAATTAAATTCTTTAACCAATTCTTCTGTAAGTAAGATCACTTGTTGTTTAAAATAAATAGGTTTCTTACTTCTTTTCACAGACATTAAAAGTCTTACGTATTTAAAATACTCAGTTCTACAAAGGTCAGAAATCTTTGAGAGATCCTTTATAAATAAAGTTAATATGGTAGTTATTCTTTCCGAGAATTTTACATTAGTAATAGCCTTAGCAAGCTTAGAAGCAGTACTAATACTTATCTTTGTAATAGCTTTTGATTCAGCTAAAGCTTTCTTATCAATCTGCTTGTAGACGGTTATATCGCTTACAACATCATCTATTAATTTCTTTCCTTTTTCTAGGGCTATTTTCCCAAATGGTTCTTCTTCTTCAGACGGAGTTTTAAATCCACCTTTTTCTTTAGATATGTGATAATAAGATTTTGCAAAAGATTTAACACTCTGAGATATTCTATGTCTAGCTTGTTGAATTAAAGCAATCAAAGAATCTACACTCCAATCTTGTATAGACCTTCTATATTTTTTCATTATTTCTCTAGATAAATACATTAAAGAATTTCCTATAGTTTTCTCTCTCTTAAAAAGATGAGTTTTAGGAATTCTTTCTAAAGCTGCAAGAAATACATTAGAATTACAATATCTAATATTAATTGTCATTGTACTTGTATAGAATTTTAGATGTAAAAATATTAAAGCAGTTTGAGCAGTAACAGCATCTCTCTGAGTTAAAAAGAAATGTGTTATAATTAATATAAGATTAGTATACAGATCGTTGACTAGTAAGAAGTGCCTTGCTTTAGTGGGGAAATAAGTATCTTTAACGAAGGTTTTTAGTTCTTTTTCTGAGATTTTGCAAAGATCTAATAGTTCATAGTAATATCTATGCACTTTAGGATAATAACAGGCTTCGCTTAGATTTCCTAATTCGTTTGTGACAGCCCTAATCAAAAATCTTTTAAGAGCATTTTTATTTGGAAGAATTTTATTAGTTATCTCAGTGATAGTCATCCTACAGTACCCACTACAGTTATAGAAATAGTATCTTCAGTGAAGTAAACATATTCCGGGCCGTAGGCAAGTAGTTGTGCTTGTGTTAAATCGGTTGTCTCAAAATCAAAGAAAATATCAGACTTTGGGTGAGCTAGTCTACAATATGCAACACCGTCTACTCCCATTATGCTTTCTATAATTTCACTTCTATAAATATTTGCATGAGCTCCAAATCTACTAGTAAAATCTGATATTAGTTGAGTTTTTATAGCACTAGCTAATTCAGCAGATGTTCCGATATATGATCTATTCTTAAATATTTCTATAGTTATTTGAAGAGGAATTTCATATTCAGGAACAACCCAACCAAATTCTGAATACAAATATCTATCTGACTTATTAGTAACATATACAATGTCATTAGCAGATGGAGTTATATAAAACCAAACTGGACCGACTGGATTAGAACACTCTGCTATTTCATTAGCGTGATCTCCTTCTAAAACAATGTACCTGTCTGCTAAACCTGGAACTCCAGGTAAGGTAGCCACAATATCTATTACAGGATCCTTTGTCGTATTATTATATTTCATATTTTGGAGAACTCCCGCAGTATTAGTAAATTTTATATTCGTAAAGTCAGTAAGCATCCTATAATTAGTCATCTCTAAATTTATAAGAGGTTGAATTACAGAAGACTCAAATTGTGTCTTCTCTGATGTTTCTAAATCATCATACCAACTTTTCTTTACTACAGGAATATCATAGACAGTACAATCAGTACCATCAATTCCTATGTTACTCATCATAATAAAATCTAAATTTTGCCTGATAGTAACAGTAGCTAAATATTGAACAAATATATTTCCGCTCTTATAAAATTTTATATAGAATTGAATTGGAGCATCTGGTAAATCTGTATATGAAGTAAATTGATATGTAAATCTATTATTTGGAGCATCCAAAGTCATACTAAGGTTTTGACCTGTCTGTCTTGGAGTAAGAATTACTGTTATTCCAGATAAAGACTCTTCTGTCTCATATACAGCATAAATATTAATAGCATCTCCTGATCTAGATGCTTGAAAAGAAGTACAAGCCAAGTCAGATGATAATGGAGATATATCATAACTTTCTTGTATAGACGGAGCAACTTCAACACTATCTACAACATATTCATAATTAGCTATTTTATTAGGAAACCTCTCAATAGTTATATCAAATAGATTTCTGTATTGTATTAAGTCTTGTATAATAGTATCTCCAGCAGATATATTATTAACGCCTGGTCCAACTACAGTTGATGCGTTTCTAGAAGGAACAAGTTCGTTTTGAAAATTTACTTTAGTGTATAGTTGTATTTCATTTACTTTTAGATCACTTCTTTTTAGTACAGAAATAGAATCTTGAATTGGACTACTTGGGATGACAACATCTACTTTAGTATAATCATCAGAAGTAACTAATCTCCCAAGAGTAGTAATATTATCAATAGCATTCGATCTAACTTCTTCTATATCTTCAGAGTTAGTTCCTCCCTCAGCTGGAGCAGTATTTGTAATCGTAGCATTTAATATTTTAGATGTTGGAGATCCATCATCTACTACAATTCTATCTATCTGTGTTATTGAACTAGCAATGACATTTCCATCTTCACCAAGAGTTTTATAACCTTCCACATCTATAGTCGCTCCTGCTCTTGGTTGTATTCCCATTAAACCATTTCCAAAATATAATCTATAACCAGAAGCAATAGTTTGGAGTACATATCCATAAGACTCTGAAGTCATTAAATAAATACTAGAGAATCTAGTGTATAGTTTTCTAGTTTCTCCAGGATTAGTAACATATACTTCAATATCTGTCAACTCTCCTTCTGTAAAAGGAATATCTAAAGAAACAAACTGATATGTTTGGAGATCAGATGGAATTTGATATTGAAAACTATTTCCATATTCTGTTTTTCTTGGCTCTTTTTGTTCTAATGGAAGGACAAAATATAAAGAGTTAGTAGTAGTTGTATCTATAGTAAAGGGAAGACTATATTTCTTATTATCTTTAGTTACTTCAATTTGAGCAGAATTATTATTCCATATAGTAACACTTGTTGAATAATCAGGAATAAATACTACTTGCCCAGAGTAAAATTTATGGTCTTCGGGTATGTTAAATTCTACATGTCCATCTGGATATTCAGAAGTAAATGTAAGTGGGACTGTAATAAGGACATTAGCTACTGCAGGGTCAGCGCTAGCTATTCTTGCATTATATCCTAGAAATGCAGCCAGATTATAAATACTTTCAGGAAGTTGAGCCAATGTCATAAATTGTTCTTGATAAGCCGATGTACAATAGAACATTAAGTTAGAAGTTAACGTACCTAGAATATTAATTAGATAGCTTAAAAAAGAACCTCTTGTTAACTGGACATTATCTAACTCTAAATATTCCTGTAGGAAAGTAACAAGTTGATTCCTAATATTATCTCTAGATGAATAAATTTCGTTCGAAATATCTGACATACCCTTTCTCCAAATCTAAAATATTGTTAGAGACTTCTAAGATCTTTTTGTAATTTATCTATTTTCTTATTTACAGATTTTTTACACTTATCAGGATTCTTAGATTTTGGACAAACTCCATTAAGACTACTTTTAAGAAAATTAATCTGTGATTTAATTGCTGTTTGTTTTCCTTTTTTAATACAAGCCTTTTTTGCATCTCCTGAAAGGTGTTTACATGCAGCGGGTGTGGCTTTCTTTTTCTTGATAAAGTCTTTGATAAGACTAGAAGTCATAAAAAGCAAAGTTGTTACAGCAGCACCAGGAGCAAGCAAATAAGCCATAACTTTTGTTCTTTGTTTTGGTGTCATATTTCTCCAAGCCCTAGATACTATCCATGATCCAAATTTTTCTTTTAATCTGGATTCTGTTATTATAAGTCCTGATTCTTTAGCATACTCACATATACTAGTAACTACTTTTCGGTTAGAAAACATATTATTTATTATAGCTTCTTCTTTTATTGGAGTACTTTCATGTTGAATATCTTCATCATCAAATTCATGTGTATCAACCTCTCTCAACATCTGTCCATAAACATCTTCTTGATCAGTATCACTTAAAGTACTAAAATCATCAGCATCTTTTGTGTTTCTATTATTATAAAGTCTCTGAAGTGCATCATAATTACTGTCATCTTGCATTGTTATTCTCCTTAATGTTTGATATAATATAGTCCACTGTTTTTGTCATAAAAATCTTTAAGTCTTTCACTTATTGTTTTTGCTTTAGTTGTTAATTTTGACAGAAAAGCAGCAGAAGCTAACGAATATATTCTTTTTGTATACTCATAGAAAGTAAGAACTTCGCTTACTTGATTTTCAACTTCTGTAGTTTTTGTTCCTTCATGTATTTCAATTCTTAACTTCCAAAAAGTAAAATCAGTATTTACAGACTTTTCAACACCAGTAACTTCAAAGACTGGATATACGTCATTAGTTGGTCTAAGAACATTTTGACTTAACTTAATTAAATCATGAGCATATGGAGTAATTCCATAAGTAGAAGGTATAACTATAGTAGTAGTATTCTCTTTAATGTATCCTCTTTCTTCAGCAGAGAATGCTGTAGAAATTTCTTCTGGAAAGTATACTGGGAGGAGAAGTATCTTTTTCCATTTTATACCTGAGTAATCCCCTACTAAGTCGTAAGATCCACCTTTAAGTTTCTCATCTTCCCACACCGTATTCTCAGTATCAAGATTATAATACGTTACTAAATAAGCAACTGCGTCTCTAGAATAGAACTGATATACAAGTTCTAAATACTCATTGATATAATCATATATCCTTAACCAATCAAATGCCATTAGAATACCTTAATGTTTTAAAGTTTTTAACTCTTTTGCCGACATAGACATAAATGCCTTAAATTTACTTTTTACGTTCATAGCTTTCATTCCAGCTAAAACATCATCTAATTCTTCTTCACTAAAGAACTCAGGAAGATCTCCTTTTACTGAAAAATACATATGTTTCTTCTTAGAAAGTTCTTCTTGTTTCTCTATTGTTATAGGTGTTCTTATATATTTTCCTTTAGTAGTTGGAGTTACTGTTATAGAATTACCTACGTATTTTACTTTAGCAGGAACTTCGTCTATTAATGTAAAGTGTTCTTTATATGTAGAAGCCATAGAATCTAAAAATGTAGGAATTTCAGATTCACTTATACTTCCAGCTAGAACTCCCAAATTTTGAGTCTTCCCAGTTTTTGGATCTTCATATGTTCCTAAGTAAATTATAAATAAATACACAGAAGATTTAGTTGGAAGAAGAATTCCAACTTCAGCTCTCTCAAATTTTTTACGAAAGAGTCCTTTATAAATCTTAACAGCAAAAAGATAAATATTTTTCATCTTACTTCATTAATTTTAATGCTTTAAGTTTATTCTTAGCTATCTTAATTTTTTCCTTTAATTTAGGAATACTTTCTTTCTTAATCCTATCTATTGTTTTCTTAATTCCTTTTTTTCTAGCTTCCATCATTGCCATCTTATAAACTTTCATTTTTTGGTCTAATTCTTTTACTTTTAAGTTAGCAAGACACAAACTTTTCTTAGAACCTTTATACGTGTTACATTTTGCTTTCTCTCTAGACACAAAACTTTTTAAGTTATCGTTAAGAACTTTTGATAACAAAGCTTCAGTTACATGTTTAAAGTGATCATATAATACAATTCCAACTGTAGAACTATTAAACCGCTCTTCTAATTTTTCCTTTCCAGGATCATCTAAATTTGAAGTATCTTCGTTGAGAATAATTCCCATTAAAGTATACTCATCACAGCTATTTATAAATTCTACTAAACCATCTTTCTTACTTTCGTCTATATTAGACTTTAGTGCTGTTTCTGCAATAACTTTTTGCAAACATTTTTTAATACTATTATCCATTATTTAATCCTCCCTAACTTACCTGCTGGATAAAACTATCTTGCTCTATTGTTAATTGTAATTCACTTTCCTGGCCTTCGTAGAGGACAGTGATATATATATCTAAAAACTTTTGGCTCTGGTTAAATTTTGACTCTATTTTTAATATTTCTGCCCTATCATCAGCCGCACGAAGTCTATCAAGAATCTCATCTTCAATCAACTGCATGTTTTCCTCGCTAGCTGGATTAAAAATCATTTTATATAAATCAGATCCAGTATCTGGATCATCTGTATATGAACCTAGAGGAATTAACAATATATTATTCCAATTTGCTAAGATAGCATTTAGTCCTTCTACCTTTTTAAAATCTCCACTTGAAGAAATTATAGGTAAAAAATCTATAGGAACATTACGTTTCCCTGAAACTAATTCTTGAAATCTTTTTAGCTTTGAAGCCATAATTACTTATCTCCAAGAAGCTTACGCTTCTCCTCCTCTAAGTTTGTTTTCCACTTTAACATATTATAAAATCTTTGTACTGGCATATTCATAATGGAGTCATATTGCTGATGCATTAACTCCATGGCCGCAAAGATGTTGTCTTCCAATACTTTCTTATATTGGTCTATCTTACGCGGCTGCGAAAACCATTCGAAAAAATTGTTGTACTATATCTATATTAGTATCTTGCTCTTCTCCACAGAAAGGACATGTTGATTTCATTTTAAGATCTATTCTATACTTTCCAAAATTTTCTTCATATTTATCAACAATAAATTTCCTATCTTTAGGAGGAAGAGTAAAGAAACCATCAACAATATCAACTCTCTCTGTATAAATAAGAGGTTTCTTTTCACCTTTTTGTGTTGGTTTATATTCTCTGGTAAAATTTTCAATACATACTGTGTCAGCTATAGCATCTCCATGCTTTGCTTTTCCAAAAACTTCAAGAGCTGATATTTCATCTGCTAATGTAGGTTGTCTAACTGTGACACTAACATCTTTAAAAATTTCTAATTTAAATGTAACTTTTTTCTCAAGAATATTTCCATTCTCTTGTGGCCAAACTAATATATTAAAAGTTTTACTAATATCTATATTAATTGGATATGTCTTATCACAACTTAGACAATTAATGTCATAATTTCTAATATCACCATAACTTGTATGGTAAATACCAAACAGTAAAGCTTCTCTATCTCTTGGAGTAATTGATCTTTCAAAAGTTTTAAAATCTTTAATCTCGTTTGGTTTTTCTACAATAAGATTAAATATAGAACGATTTAAATGATCAGTAACTCGACTAGGAGTAAGAAGAGCTGTCTTTAAATTTTCTTCATCACGGACGTTCATACTTTTTACCGTAAATGAAAGATTAGACTGCGGAGTAATAACTTCATATTGTGGTAATGGAATATCGAAACCTTTAAACATTTCATTTCTCCTTTTTAAATGTTTTTTACTTCCTTTAACTTGAAACCTATAATATAATCTATCTTTTTCTTCTGTATATACTAGGAGCTTCTTTAGGCTCAGGCTTTACATTATTACCTTCGAGTTTCTTTTCAAGAGCCTCTATCTTGCTAACAATTCTACTCATCTTTTTCTTTATAGATGTTCTACATCTATTTGGATTTCTAGTACCTCTACACATAGGATAAGAAGATCTTAACCTACTTAGATGAGTTTTATGAGAAGAAATCTTAGCCCTCATAATACATTCAGTTCTTTCTTTACCTTTTAATTTTGTACATCTTTTATAAAGTCTATCCAGTCTAGCTTTATAAGCTTTATATGAAGCATATAAAAGAGCACTTAACATTATTAACTCTGAAAGAGAAGACTCTTTATTATCTAAAATATTCTCTTTCAAAACTTCTCTATCTTTAAGTTTTCTCTGCGAATTAGTAATTAAATGGTTATCTAAAATAAATTTAGCAACCGATGGCTGAGAAGACATATTCCATTCTCTAAGAGAGTATATCTCCTCAAATTTAACATTATTTAAATCAAATATATTTCTATTGTTTTCTAAAAACATATTTATATGATTGAGACATCTCTCTTCGTCTTTAGAATCATAAGTCCTCTCAGGAAAATCTGATTCTACTAAAATATAGAGAATTTCATAGTCTGTAGCTTCGTTAAGAAAATAATTAGATACCATGATTTTTCTTGCCTCTTCTATTGGCGCAGACTCCATATATATAGAAAGTGCTTCTCTAGCACATGTCATAAAAAGGTAAGAGTCTTTTAATTTATCTATCATGCTATTTCCTCACTCTCTCCAGTCCTAAGCTTTCTAAGATTAAGCATTTGCTTATTTATTTTAGCTCGAAGTTTAGCGCTACATACAGCTGGATCTTTAGCGCTTGTACAATATGGAAGTCCAGCTCTCAAGTCAGTAATTCTCCGTTCCATAGCAGATATCTTATAGTTTTTAATACACTCAGACTTTTCTTCCCCAGATAATCCTCTGCATGCTATTTCTGCTTTCTTAAAAACAAATTGGAAAGCTCGATAAGAAGCAAAAGATATAAGGGCTACTAACATAGCTCCTCCTATTAATTGCCCAGCAGGACTAGCTAAAAAACCTGCTAGTGCTGGACGAAGAGCAACTAGTCCTCCTCTAGCTAATCTATAAAGAGAAGAAAACCCAATTGAAAGAGCATTTACTCCTCGTACTGAAAAAGGAACTTTCCTTGTTCTTTCAGTCCTAGCTTTAGCAGCATCAGTAGCCGAATCCAATTCAGCTCTTACTCGATCAACTCTTTCGTCTGCTGCGTCAGCTTGTTGTTTAGCAGTACTAACATCTCCACCTTTTTTCTTTACTATTGAGATATTCTTGTTAGAAACTGCTTGAGTATATTTAGAATAAGCATACTCAGCTTTTTTATCAAGTAGATTTTGTTGTTCAGGAGGGACATCAGGAAGACCTCCAACTTCATCCCTATTCTCTATTTCTTCTTCTGCTTTTGTCCTCCATTTTTCAACAGAATCCTGTTCTAGAAGATTATGCTCAAGAGTAAACCTTCTTATAAGAGGTTGAGAAGAAAAATTATACAACGACAATGGAACAAAGTCAAACGTAGCTCCATACTCACTTTTAATTTTATCAAAGAAGAACGCTTCCATTACTAAGTCGTTTTGACGTGATGGAAGAGTACCCTCTGAAAGAATATGGATAATCTCATAGTCCGTCGCTTCGTTCTTAAAAAATTTCTTTGTTACTTCGATATCTTCGGTACAAAGACTACTCTCATCTATAAATTCACAAAGAGTTTCTCTAGCAATGGTTAAGAAAAGAAGCGTGTCTTTAATCTTAACCGTGGTCACCATAGCGATTTTCTATTTGAGGTCTGATCTGATTTACGTCTTCTGCTAGATTTCTACACTTATCATATACCCAACTTTCTGTCCAAGGATAGTCAAGATGAAATTCAATTTCAACATCTAACCTTCCAACAGTTTCAAGATCACTAGAATATAAATCCTGTGGATCTTTAGTTGGATAAAGACCATCATAGCAAGAAGCAAATTCAACTGTCTTAGCATCAGGAGCAGTTGTCCAGTAGTAAAGGTCACAAGCATATTTAGATTTAGAATAACCAGTTCTTTCATCGCCTTCTTCTAGAGTTGTTGCTCCAAAACGATAATCCCTAATAAGTTTAAACCAGTTGTGAATAACATGATAAATTGGAAGTCCTTGAAGTTCTATAAACTTAAGACTTATTGTATTTCCATAATCTATATTCCCAGGAACTCCCCACTTTGTTCCTCCAAGCCCTGGAAAATCAACTGAAGCTAATGTTCCACCTGGAGGTGTTACTCCAGTACAACACGCTTGGAGAATAAGAGGAATTTCACCTTCACTTATATTGATAACACCGTCCTGTTTAATTAAGTTAGCTATTTGTCCGAACACTTGAGTTGATCTGAAATGTACAAAGAAATAACCAGTTAAATAAGGATCAGCTACTCCAACATTTGTGCCTCCGAAATTCCTTGAGAAATTATTACGGATAGCAGCAGAGAAAACATTACTTGGCATAACTTACTTACCTCCTTTTAGGTTTTTTATAAGTAGTTCTCTAACTTAAAATTTCTTTCTCAGTTTCGAGTAACACTTGTTTCTTGTTTTCTATAAATAAACCACAAGTTTCTGACTTGGGTTCTTTAGGAAGGTAGTCAAACCTCCCATCAATTGAAATGGGAGGCTTACATCTACACTTATTATCTTTCCAATAATAGCATTCATCACAAGTTCTTTCTTTAAAGTCATTCATTATTCATTCCTTTTTCTTACATAATAAAGAAGTTAAGATTGATTTTCTCAACCAATCTCATTGGCTCTAACATAACATTAACATGGAACTGTTTAGTCTTTCTTTCGTACTCAGACGCACCTACTTCAACATTGTAAGAATATAGTCCTTGCCTATTCTTAATGTCTTCTAAGAATAAACGAATATCGCTATTAACTCTATCCCATGTTGCTTGATTATTATAATCAAAAATAAAGAAACGGCAATATTGTTCTAGAGCTCTCTTAACATAAAGAACCATTCTAACAACATTAACATCCTGCAACGCACTTGGTTTTGCTTGTGATGTCAATTGTCCCCAGAATACATAACCTTGTGTAAACTGGACAATTGGGTTAAGTTGTTTTAGATACATATCATCCCTATCTGCAAGTTTAGGATTGTATCTAAGTTCTTTAATTCCGTCAAGAGTTCCGCCAGGAAATCCTACAAATCCAGACCATAGCTCTCTTACATTATCATTTCTAGGTAGTAAATAAGCAACATGATAGTTAGGACTTACCCAAATATCTTGACCTGTAAATTGGTCTCCTACCTTGTTATAGTTACACCAAATTGAAGTGTAAAAGTTATTCCATGTATGAGTACTTCTTGCAGTAAGCTCATCTGAAACAGTTGGATTATCACCATTATCATTAATAGCTATACAATCTCTTCTTGTAGTTACAAGAGAGTTAATAGCATTCTTTACATCATCTGGATATCCAGCATCAAATACAACATTAAAGTAGTATGTTTCTGTATCAAGAACAGAATCATCTACAGTAGAATTTATTGGGTTTGTCAATAGACCAGTGTATGCTCTAACTAACATATTTGTAGCAACACTTGTATCTAAATTTCCACTAGATATAAGTGATCCCATAGACCCTTTTTGTAAAGGAGTACTATCAGGAAGAGCAGTTGCTAGATTTACATTGCTCTTCATAACTCTATATGTAATAGCTCCACCAGCATCAAATTGAGTAGTATTTCCAATCCAACTTTGGCTTGCTGTAGATAAATTCTTTCCATTAAATACATTACATGTAGAATTTGTATCCCCAGAAGAAGCTCCTAACCATCCCCAAAGTACATTACCTCTTTGGTCTTTAGCTATAACAACATAGTCAGCCAGACCTGATTCTGGATTAGTTTGCCATTCAGAAAAGTCTTGTTGGTTATCTGTTATAGTAGATGAGCCAGCAGTCTCAACAACTGTAACTTCACCTACATCATTATCATACACACGAGTACAAAGATTATATCCATCTTCTCCTTGCATTGCTCTTAGAACACCTGAATAGGTTTCTAATATCTCGTTTATATAAATTGAAGATCCAGCAAGGTCAGTTGCTGTAGGATCAAATGAAACTTCAAAGCTTTCAATAATCACTTCAGTTCCATCTGATTGTTTTTCATATATGTCAAGAACATATACTCCATCATACATTGGATTAGAGTGCTCAGTTAGCTTAACACTAATCCCATTATAATAGTCACCTCTTCCTATTGGATATAATGCGCAAATAGGATAGGTTGTACCGTCTTGCTGTAAAGCAGTCTCAATAGCTGCATGAGTAGTAGCATTACTGATATAACTAACAGCAAGAGTAGTAGTTGTATCAGATTCATGTGCATCAATTCTAATATTTGAATATTTAGCATCTGTTGGAAGAGCTCTTATAATATTAAGCGCTCCTGTTTCACCAAGTAGATTAAATGCTACGTAAGGACCTTGGCCATAATTCTTTGTAAAATCAGCTATATTTGGCTCACCAAATTCTGCTACAAAGTCTGCCCTTGAACTTACCCTAACTAACTGATTATCTCTTCCCTTTTTAGTGAGCATAGCGAGAAATACAGAAGTAGAAGGTACAGCCTGAACATATGTGCTTAGGTCAATAATCTTACTATATACACCCGGAGAAATTGGCATAATAACTTACCTCCATTAAAATACATAATTTGTCGAAAAGTTCATCTTACTTATCGATCTCTCTAATCTATAACCTTATTTAAGAACCCTAGCTCCAACATATTGAATTAGAGCAACAGATATCAAATTTCTAATAGAATCTGGAAGATTTTTAGCTCCTTCTATTACGGGTTCTAAATGTAGAAGAGCTTTTGGTTTTTGCCTATATTTTACAACAACTCTTGCAATACATTTTTGTATATCTAACTTACTTTTTAGATTTGCTATATGTCGTAAACAAATAGCAAGAGATAAAAAGTTAGTTTCTAAATCAGTAATTTCTAAAGAATTCTTAAGTACAGTTTTAACATAATCAAACATATTCCTAAAATCTTTACTTTTAGATCTAGGATCTACCCTATACAAAATCTTAAGAAATGTCTCTGGATTCTCAAATTTCCTAAAATCTTTTTTAAAACTTTTTACTTTTACTGGATTAACTATAACTTGTTTCAAAACTTCTATTGGATTTTTAGTAAACGATATATCAACCTCTGAAATAAATGACCTAATCTGGTCTAAACATTTCTTTAATTTATCCATATCTTCACCATCTTACACATAAATGTACCATGTAAAAACTAAGCTTCTACTAGAAGTTTTCTGAATAGTAGAAAAAGTAACTCTAGCAAATAATGTCCAAATAGTTGATGATGGAGAATCACTATCACTTATAAAAAGTCCAGCTTCACTTAAGTCATTCCAACTTCCAGTACCAACAATATTACATTCATCAGTAGCAAGAGTAGTAGTAACTTTTACTATCAAATATTCATTATCATTATTTGGGTCTTGCTCAAACTCTACAGTATCAAAAGGATGCTTAAACCAATAGTCAGTACCACTTTTGTCATGCCAGTCTGCATAAATAGTTGTTGTAGAATCACTAGTAATTGGAGATTCGTCTCCTAAATCAGTATCAGAATTTGTTGGAGGAACAGGAACCAAAGGGTCTCCAGAAGCTCCACCAGATCCAACACCAAACCAATATATAGCTTCTGCAGGATCAGTTGGAACAGCTCCATTGTCTTTATCAAAAAGCCTTTCAGCAACCCATTCTCTTCCTTGATATATTACTAGGTTTTTTGATTCTTGAAGAAATTCTACTTTTCCATCTGCATTAATTGCGTGAATTACAACTTTATTTGGAGGCCTATTAGGAGATTGTATTCTTCTTCCAAAAGAATCTCTTAACTTAATTTTATTAGTATATCGATCCTTTAGAACTACGTTAATAATTTCTACTTTATTCTCCATAATTAAAATCTCCTTTACTCAGTCTCTGGAAAAATAACATAATCATTCTGAGCACAATCAGTTGCTGTTGCACTTATAATAAGCACATCCGCATCCATTTCATCTGCTGTTAAATCTATTATATACCAGCCTCTACTAATTTCAGATGGAGTATTAGTAACAGCTTGGAAAGTAGTACCATCTTTTGAAATCACAATAGTTGGAGACTTTCCTTCTTCCGGAGTATTAAAATCTGCATCACTAACCATCTTTACTGGAAAGTTATCAAAAGCTACACCTTTTATAAACATTATATGTTATCCTCCTTATTTATTTGTTCTACTCTAAACTCTTAATCTTCCACTAAAAAATACATAATCGTTCTGAGCACAGTCAGTACCAGTAAAACTTAGAATTAAAACGTCTGATCTTAAATCGTCAAGAATGATAGGTATCTTATACCAACCATTTGAAATTTCTCTTACTCTCTTTGAGGGAGCAGTAAACTCTCCACCATTTTTTGAAATATCACAATCAACACTCTTGCCTATAGCAGGAGAACTTAGATCTGAAGCCAGAACCATCTTTACGCATACAAGAGCTGTAGGAGGTTCAGTCCCAACAGGTGGGCGTTTCTTTTTTATTATAATCCTTATCTCTGCCATTATTACCTCTTTATGTTGTTTTTAACCATTCTATATGTAACTCTGCTTTATTAGCAGCACCTGAATCAATAGATTTTGCTTGTCTCTGATATTGCCCAGTTGGAGGAGTATTATCTTTAATTATTATTTGTAAAGCATTTAATGGTACCCAACCGAGTCTATTAACAACTTCTTGGACAGCTTGTGTACAGTCAATAATATACCAAGTATTTGCAAAGAATATTGGTAAAGTAACATTATCGAAATTTGTAGTTAAAGTTAAAAGATCTGCTTGTGCTTTGTTCAAAGGAGCTACTGCATTATCTACATCATTACCATATACTTTAACATCACAAGGAACACCACTTTCCGTCCAATGAGCTTTAACTCTCAAGTAAGCACTGACAATAGTAGCTCCTTGTTGAATATTTACATTTGGAAATCTAAATCCTCCTGCCCACTCAGTAGATCCAGCA